ATTTCGTTTTTTTTCGCTTTCAATTTTGCACCCCCTACCGGTTACGCGCTCGCGCCGCCTGTTCCTGTTGTGTCTTCAGTCTGTGACACTCGCGGCACAACACCATGATATTTGCTTTGTTAAAGGCAAGCTCCGGGTACTCGCGCACTGGCTTAACATGGTGACACTCAAGGTGCACCACGCCGCCACACATTGCGCAATACCCGGCTTCTTTTGTCAGCTCTTCCGAGAATCTTTTCCACTCCGGCGATTGATAGTTGAAATAGCGCCGCATTCTGTTATAGCGCTCTTTGTCTGATTCTTGCCGCCGCCGCTTGCTTTCGGCTGTGTGTTGTTCACAATACCAGCCTGTTGTTAAGCGTGTGCAGCCTGCCCAATGGCAATAGTTAGCTTTCATTTGCCGCCCCTGTTTAGCTTGTGAGTATCTGCAAATAAGACAACCCAACAGATAATTAAAAACATGCAGCCGAAAGCTACAACACCAGCTAAACACGCAAGCGCAACAAATATCTCCGCAATAGTGCCGGCATGTGTACTGCTTGCCACGCCAAAACAACAAGCACCCGTCGTGCTTATTATCAAACAGATACAAAGCACAACAAGAGCTGCAACCCGTTCTTTTTTAGCTTTTCCTTTTGTCATTTCATCTCCTTCTTCTTTCTGGTCTGTATTGCTCCACGTCCTCGCATAGCTCTAATAGCTTATCAAGTTTGCGCGGGTGGTAAATCACATTCCTCATGCAGTCATAGAGTACTGCACAAATTGAACCGTGCACCCTATAATCCGGATTGCGCTTGTATCGCCGAAACAACTGGCAAAGCATTTCATGCTTTATGTCGTCGCGATTCTGCAAAAGCTCGGCAAATCCATATTTTGTGTATTCTTTGCTTATGAGCCGGTCTGCCACCTTATCGCAAAGAATCCACGCGCTATTCATCGCACCCACATCACCGGCAACGAAACGCGACTGCAATTCTAAAAAAATTAATTTGTCGCTGGGTTGTACGGGTTCAGCCATTGCTACGTAAACTAGCACGGTAACTCTTTCCTGCGAACTCTACCGCTTGCGCGCTCTCGGTTAGTCGGTCGGCTGCGGCGATTCCTAAATAATTCAAAAAATCTTTTTTTGTCTGATTACTAATTAAAATCGTCGGCTTGCGTCGGTTGTAGCGCTCGTTGATTATCTGATACAACATATATTGTTCTTCTGCGGCCGCTACTCCGCGCCCGATTTCATCAATGACCAATAGCCGCGCGTTGCCGTAGTTTTCCAAGATTTCGGCTTCTGATTCTTTGGCCGTAAATGATTTTGCGCGGCGCAATTCCTCTACAATGTTAGGCGATAGCCGATACATTCCGCCGCACTCGCGGATAATTGAAAGGGCGAGGTGTGTTTTTCCTGTTCCTACCGAACCGATAAAAATTAGGCTGCAAAATACGCCGCAATCTACGGCGTTTATAAAATCCTGTGTCGCCGTCTTTGCTTTTATCTGCGCTTCTGTTTCCGCCATGTATGTGTCTATGCTCTCATTCCAATAGCGCGCAGGGGCTTGTCTTTTATAGCGTTCGATTTTCTCGCGCTCTGCCTGCTTGCGCTCCATTTCCGCGATTTCTGCGTCGCGTTCGGCTGAATATTGCGAAAAATCAATATTCAACATATCCAATAATTTTCTCACTTCGTTCATTTCTCCTCACCTCTTTATATTTTTTAATTAAAATAAATCTGTGATTTCGTCGGGGATTTCGTTTTCCTTCCCCCACATTCCGCCCGCTTTTCGCCAGCCGCCCTCGCTCTTGTGGCGTTGCTCCCATGTGCGGACGCTTGCCCGCCAGTCCTTCATTTTTACCGCTCCGACTTTCCAACCTTTGGATTCGTAAAAATCAAAGAACGCCTGCGCGTCTACGGTGTTCTTACGCTCTGCGCAATATTTCGCGATTTCTTCAACCGTCGGCTTTTCAAAGTTCTTTGTCTTTGGTTTTTCCGCTGGTGTTTCCTCGCGCTTTTCTTCTGCTGGCTTTGATTCTTCTTTCGGAGCGTTGGTGTATTGGTTGCCCTTGTGCGCCCGTCCTGCAGCCGCTCGTCGTTCTTTTACGCGTTCGTATTTCTCACGTTCTTGGTTTATTCTGCGCTCGATTTTCGCCCATAAACTATATTCGAGCGTCCCTTGTTCGATGTCGGGTTTTTCGTCGTTCAATGCGTAATTGATCGCGTACATTGCAAAGTCGGCTTTGTAGTCGTCGGGCAAGTCGGCTATATATTCCGCATGAAAAACAAACGATTCTCTCATTTTTCCACCTCATATTTTTGCGCTTCTGCGTCGTAGATTTTTTTAATTAGGCGTATAACCGCGCCCGTGTCCCCGCTTATATCCAATTCGCCGTTGCATTTTAAGCAGCAGGTCATTCCGATATTAAAACGGTGGTCGATTACAAACGAACCGTATTTCGCGCGGTTCGCCTGCGTGTTCCCTATGCGGTGCGCCCCCTGCGGCTGTCCGTCCCGTAATGGCGCCCCGCAAACCTCGCATACGCCGCCGGATATTGCCAGCGCGTAGCGGCGTTGTTCTCGCTGTGCCTTTGTCATTCTCCATACCTCACAATTATTCCCAAGTCCGCCGCCAGCATTTGCGCAGCCTCAATTATTTTCGAGCATTCCTCGACGCTGCAATCGCGCTCGCGCTGCGGTATGATTTTCCCGCCTATTGTTTTGTAAGGGTAGGCGAGTTGCTCAACCGCAATCATTTTTACGGCGTCTTTTACGCTGTCGTAGTCGTTTCCGGTTTCCTCGCATATCTGTACAATAATTCCGTTTAATAAATGATTCTGACTGTCCTCGCCGGTAGTCCGCGGGCGCTTTGGCGGCTGCATGGTTAATAAAACGTAGTCGTTGTTTTTATCCCTGCAGCGCTCCAATTCCCGCCGGATTGCCTCGCGTGCGCCTGCGTCTTGCGGCAGGTCAAAGGCTATATGTCCGGCGTAAAATGTCCGCTTTAATACATACTGCACCATTTCCGCCGCTCCATTTTAGAAGATGTCAAAGCCTTGCTCGCTCTGTTCTACGGGCTGCATATCGTCAAAGCTGGGCTGTTCAACTGCTGCGGGTTCTGCCGCTGGTGGCGGCGTTAATCGCTTCTGCAATTCTGCTTTGATGTGCTCGATTACTTCGCGCGCTGTGTAGCCCTTGCGCATTGCGCTATATTTTTTTGCCTCTTCCTTGCTGAAAATCGGCGCTCCGTCTTCGTACTTACTAGCCAATATATTGCCGATTTCCTTTTTTTCCGCCGGTGTTGTTTCGCCGCCTTTTGGCTCAAAGTCAAACTTTGCGGGCTGCTTCGGACTTGCCACCAGTTTCTGCGGTGTCGGTTTATTCCATTCCTTCGTCTGCGTTGTGCCGTTTAGATTCGCGTCCACGTCCTCGTCGCTGGTGATTCCGAGCATTGCGCATAGCGCATACCGGCGCATATATGTAATGCTCATTCCCAATGTCTGCGCCGCGTTGTTCTTCGTGCTTGCAATAGTCGGGAGTGCCGCCGTGTCCTCGATGTATTCGCCCTTCTTGTTGAATACGCGCGTTGTAAGTGTGAGCACGTTTTCCGTAGTCCCGCCCACGCTCTGCATATAGCCGATTCCGTGCTTGCACAAAATTGGCTTAATTGTCTGTGTGATTGTGTCCAAGTCGGTGTATTTGTAGCCGTATGCCTGGGAGGATTTCGGCATGGTAGGGAGTTCGCTCTGAACCTCCGCCAATGCCGCCAATAATTCTGCTAAGTTATCACTCTGTAACATTCTTTGCCCCCCTTACTTAAAACGGTATATCTTCGGGATAGCCGTCGCCGCTTCCCGCGCTTTGATAGTCGCCCGCTGGCTGTTGTGCCTGTGGTGCGCTCTGCTGCTGTCCCCAATTCTTGGCGCTGTTCGGGTTGTCCTGGCTGCTTCCAAGTAGCTGCACGGTATCGGCTACGACTACAACGCGGCTGTATTTCTGCCCGTCCTTTTCCCATCGGTCTTGCCGCAGCCGGCCGTTAATGCAGAGTTGCTTTCCCTTGCCGATATATGGCTTGATGTTTTCGGCGGTCTTGCCCCATACTACGACGTCAAAGTAGCTGGCGTATTGGTTGTCGCCGTAGCCGTCATTTACAGCAATTGAAATATTTAATCGGGCCTTCCCATTTTGTGTGTATGCAAACGCGCGTTCGTCCAAGTCGCGTGTCATTCGTCCGATTACTGAATAATTATTTAAATCTGCCATTTATTCCCCCTTGTTCATGGCTTTGTAATAGCTGCAAAAATCTTTACAGTTGCAATAATCGCCGCACTTCCTGCTGATTGCTGGGCGGTGTTCTACGTAGTGCGAATTGCCAAGCTCGCCCGCGCAATTTTCCGCGTCGATTTCTGTATCGAATACGCGGACGGCTGTCTTGCGGCCGTTCTTCATTACCGCCCATTTGTCGCCGTCCGCCCAGCGTTCCTCTGCGCTGCATGGTTCTATTGCGTCGTCGTCCAATTTGTAGGCGCTTTCGATTTCTAATACTTTGTTTAAGATTCTGTCGCGGGTTTCTGCCATATCCTCCGGCGTTACGTCAAACTCGTAAATAAATACGGGGCTTTGTGGGTAGCTGCTGTCGTTTTTGGCTTTTGTCTTGCTGTGATCCTTAAGCAATGCTACGAAACGGCACCTCTTTACTTCGAGGCCGCTCTGCTGTAAAAGCCAGGCGTATGTCAACCCCTGCCGGCGCCAATCTGTAAAGTCATTAAATTGCACTTTCCAAACGCTGGCCGTTTTCCAATCGTTTATTACGTCGTTTTCCATGTCGTAGCTGTCTACCTGCCCCGTAACAAAAGAATTGCTAACGGGAACTTTGAAGTATTCCTCATGAAAATTATTGTCCGGCTGGCTCTCTAATAATGCGTGTACTGCTGTCCCCCATACCGCCCACACGCTGTCTGCTGCGTCTACCTCGATTTCTTCAAAATGGCGGTCGCTCAAAATGATTTCTTTAGCGCCTTTGTTTAGGGTGGTAGCGCTAAAGCAGCCGGCTGCATTGTGTCGGGTTGTGCTTACTGCGTTAACGAAAGCAGCAGGCAGGTTTAATTTATTCGTTACTTTCATCTTTCGCCCCCTTGTTCTCTGCTGGGTCTACGACTTTTACACTTACAGTAAAAATCCCGTTTTCGTTCTGCTTGATTTCCGTAACTTCAAAGTGCGGCTCTGCGTCTGAATATCCGCGTAATTTTTCGCAGATTTTGTAAATTGCATTTTTCATTTTTTCGCACCTCGTAAAAATATTTTTTAAGGCTCGCGCTGCAGTCGGTCGCCTTTTGGTTACGTGCGGGATTCGAACCCGCTAATAATTGCTTTTGGTTGCAATTACCAAGCCCCGTATAGCTCCGCCCCTATTCCTCGAAAGGTAAACTTTCGCTCTTTTCTTTTTCTAAAAACTCTAATTGGCTAACCAATGCCTCTATGTATTTGTCAATTTGTTTCATAGCTGAATACCAACCTTTGCAGAAATGTAAATCGCGGCCTTTTTCGCTCTGATAAAAAAGCATATCTTTCATTGCATTAATTGCTTTTTCGCATGATGTTTTTACGTCTTGCCATTTTGCTGAGTCAGTAACTTGTTCAATGCCACTTAATGCAATTCTGATCTCGTTGTTATCCAAGTTGCAGTTATTCTCTTCGTCAAAATAGAAAACGCCGCGCTCGGTTGTTCCCAGATATTTAACATCTAAGAAATAATCGTTTTCTTGCAGGATTGCTTTGTATCTGCGAACCCCTGCTAAATAGCCCTGTAAGTCGGCGATTTTAGCCCCGTTTTCTTCGACTGCTAACTTCGCCTCATTCTCATACGCTTGCTCGTTCATCTGCTTTATTAGCTGGATAAACTCATCTGTTAAAATATTTGCCATTTATCGCACACCCTTAATAACAGTTATTAGCTTTTAATTGCTCTAATGCCTCTATACCGCTATGCGCGACTATTGCTATCCCGCCGCAAGCGTTTATATTTTCAATTCTTTGTTTTTGTGCTGGTGATAATTTGCCGCCTATAGGGCGTTTGCATTCAATGGCGCAGAACCTGCCGTGTTTGTCGTAGCCCTCAAAATCACAAGTTCCTGCGTCGGCTGTTTTTATAAACCTTCGGTTGTTACCTTCGCCGATAGAAAAGCAGCCTGTATTTATTCTCTGTAAATGTATTCCTGTAGCTTGTATAACTTTTTTTACTTCTTGAATTACGGCGCTTTCGGGTATGTCTTTTAATTCCATAGCGCACCCTCAATTTTTATAAAATCGACTTTTCGACGAAACTCAAAAACTGTTGACGCTGTGTTGTTTTCCCAGCATAAAACGCCGTTTTTAATTTCTGCCTTGATTCCGCGGTATGTCACAAACACGCCGCTTCTGTCAGCCGTTCCCTTGCAGTCGTAGTTAATACCCTGTAATTTCTGCCAGCTGCTTAATTGATAAGTAAATTGAATTCGGGAGATTTCATGCGCTGCATAGGACTTAATCAGCGCCAAAGGATAAGAATTGTTCTCGTTTTTTTGTTCACACATTTTCACACCTCTATAAAAAAATTAAGCCCGCTTCGGATTGGTGTGTTATCCTCTGCGGGCTTAATTTTTACGAGTTACCGTAAAGCCACTCGTTTGAAACAAGCGGCTAAATAACACACCAAGACTTAGCAGCTCGTTAATGTACCCGTGGCTACTTGCCTAGGGTATGTTTTTAATATACACCCAATCCGCTGAAATGTCAAGCGCATTTATAAAATATTTTTATCTTTTGCCCCGTGATAAAAATCACGTTTTCGTGAATGGCTGGCCGCGCAATACGGGCGCAATATTTGCGCCTATTCTTTTTAAACATATACATATACATATACATATACATATACAAGGGGACAAATTGGAACACTTGGAACATTTGTTCCAAAGTCTTTATATTATATAGACTTACGGGCTTTAATTTTCGGGGCTTTTTGCTGATAGCGTACGTGTCAAAATACGCTAAAAAATGCCGTTTTTTGCAATGGAACTAAAAACTTTTTGTTTCATTTGTTCCGCGCTTTGGTACACTTGGAACATTTGTTCCATTTGTTCCAAAAAATTAAAGATATTCCGCAATGTTTCCGAACGTCAAAGCATGAACTATAGGGTTTATGCAATATCAGCTATTCAAGCCCTTCAAAAAGCGTGTCGTGATAAATGTCATGCTTCTGATGTTTTGGAATGAACAAACATTCTTTTGTTTTGTTAGCACTGCCGCCGCAAAGCAAAACCGTTTTGTCAATTTCTGCTATTCTGATAAAGCGGTCTTCCGGCATTGCGTATTCTGAAATAAAAACCGGCTCTGTCTGCTTTTCGCACCATTGATAAAACTTTTCATAATCAAAAGACTGGTCAAAATATGCGTCGGTGCCGCGGTATGGTATGTCGCAATAAATAACAGAATCGGGATTTATCTCAATTTCATCGTAGCTCTTATTATAACTTTCCAGCCTTTGCAGACTTTCCAGCCTTTCCAGACTTTGCAGACTTTGCAGCCTTTCCAGACTTTGCAGCCTTTGCAGCCTTTGCAGACTTTCCAGACTTTGCAGACTTTGCAGACTTTCCAGACTTTCTAAAAGTTCCTGTAAACCGTAGATTTCTTCATAATTCCGGGGCAAGTCAAGAAAACTTTGAAGCTTTATATAATTTTCCCTTGTCGGAAATTCCCATTGAGACTTGCCGAAATAATGCCCGGCCATGCCTTTTGTACCTAAGAAGCGGTCAACGTCGCAAGGCCGCTTGCCCGCCTTGCGTAAGCCGTCAAGCAAATAGTTTCTTAATTCGTCGCTGTTGCGCTCTATGCGCTCGGTCAAGTTCTTTTGAAGTTCCAATACCGGCAAGTCAGTTTTCAGAACATTTCTGCAGTACCATATTATGTATTTTTGTTTGTATTCGTTTTCGTTTGCCGCAATGTCGGCTTTGGTGCCGTCTGTAAATATGCCGAATCTTTTAAACTCCGATGTATCGCCGTAAACATAGGCATAATGCAAGGCTCTTTTCCACGGCTCAACCTCTTTACTATAAAGATAATTGTCGCCGTTATTGCCGAAACTCCATACAAGCTTTATAAACGGTTCTTTGTCTTTAAGAGCGTAAAATGTTTCCCTGTCTATCCATCTGTTTTCATCTGCATATTTACCGCTTATCGCATCGACAAAAACCGAAATGCCGACGCCGTCAATATCATTGATAATGTAGTTTTTATATGAACCGTCAAGCATTGCCGCATGTGTAACGGCACAACCGCCCGCAAATAAATCGTAAAAGTTTTTCTTGTTGTTTTTCGGAAAAAATGAATAAACCCATTCAGCAATAGCATTTTTGCTGCCTTTGTATGGAACACCGTATCGCATGCCATTATAGTTACTGATAACTATAAAAGACATGACACATGCAGAATTATTTTCATATATCAAAGCAAAGATAGACTGGAACAAGGTTGAAAAAGACAAGATCATAGCTGAATACAAAGTTGAAAGAATTGACGGTAAACCTGCCGTGTTATTCCAGCAGTCAAATGAAAAAACAGATTGGATTAAAAACCTTTCCTACAAGCAGAAAAAATATAAATGCGAGGACGGCACGATCTTGCATTTTCATCATGGTTTTTATGAATACTATGAGCTGATGAAAGATGACATTATTGAATCGCTTCTTGATTGGCTTAAACGTGAACCAGCTGAAGTCATTCTTGTTGCAGGCTGGTCACTTGGCGCAGGTGTATCTGAAATTGCCGTACAAGATATATTTTATCATACCGGCGTCAAATGTGAGCTTATCAACTTCGGAACACCGCAGGCGGTTTATTGCGAACCGACACGTAAGATTTGCGCTAATTCGTGTGTATCAATTGCTGAATACTGCAACAATAACGACATTGTCACTCATTTACCGCCATTTCTCGGCTGGACTCATTTGAACCGTATTAGAATCGGAACTGATACAAACCTGATTAAACTGCTTAATCCGTGGAAATATCATACAAATTATGACGAAACCGTGCCGTATGCGCTTGTTTAATTCAGTTTGTATAAACAGCCTAAAAGGTTTTCGCGGCTTCTAAACGCAAGCTTCACGCCGTCCTGTTTGAAGCCGTCCTGCTCCAATACAATGAAGTATTTTGTATTGTAGATTGCTACAAGTATAGCCACATGGCCGTATTTGTTGCTTTTGCTTGCGCCCCATATAAGCACATCGCCCGGCGTGTAGTCTGCAAGGGCGTTTTCCTTTGTGACAAGCAGCGCGCCCGGCGCGTTTATAATGTCTTTTGCGCCCTCTACTCCGGGGCTTTGCGGCAATTTCAAAACGTCCTTTACATATTGCCGGTACAAATCCACGCACTGAAAACCGTGAGCGCCGTCAAAGTCTATTTTTTTTCCGATGTTGTTTTTAATAAACTGCGTTAATGTCATGTCTGAAATAGTTATTTTTGACAAAAACGGCAAAGCGGTTTTATAATAGTTCCGGGAGTTGATACAATGAAATGGGTTGGTTTAACATCGCAGTTATTTTCCCATATTACACCCCACGCACAACGCGGCTCACCCCGCGCCCGCCGAAACTCGTAGACGAATGCGAACGCGCGAAAGTCCCATTACGACTACGCGACCCGCACAACGCGCCGCTGTCCCACTCACCGCCTGCAATCAACGCATTGGACGTGCCACCCATTTGTCCAAAGTTACCAACCCCATCATAAGTAGACCAGTTGCTTCCGTTATTCGCTGAAACATTGCGCAACCACTGCCAAACGCCGCCGCACATATCCTCAACACCTAAAAAGCTTATCATGCGGCGCGAGGCTGTGTCGGTGTGTCCGCCTGTGGTTGTGATTGAAGCTTCCGATCCGTAGATGGCTGTTTTTTCGTTACTACCGAGGGCGGCGCTTGTAAACTCATCATCACTAATAAGCAGTTTACCGACGGCGTTCATATCGGCTTGATAGTTCTGCTGGTCGCGTGTTCGTGTGGTTGTACCGCCATAAACTGATTTTGTGTTTCTGCCTTTTCCGCTTTGCAAATAAATGTCAACCGCTGTGTCGGTATTATAATCGTAAATCATACCGTCCCCGCTTGAATGAGGCTTAAAAGTTAAACACCAAACAGATTCCGGCAGGATTTGTCCGGCGGTAAAGCCTTTTAACACATGCTCTACTGTTACAGTGTCATATCTGGCATTTGTTGAAACTGCCGTAACCTTTTTATTGTAAAAGTCGTAAAAGTCGCTGTCAGCAGGATAATTTTTAACCATGACATAATTATTTACAGATAAACTGCCCGGATCTGCCGCAACGGTTGCCGTTAAACTCGCGCCCGCGTCTGCGCATAATGTGTGGAATTGTCCGATTTTACGCGTATTGTTAACAGTATAGCCCGCGTCAATATCGCTCGGCGCTGTAGCAAGCGTTGATACAACCAATTTAACGCCGCTTGTATCGGGGGCAAGATATACGTAAAAATCGCGCCCGTTAATTTCACCCGTACGGGTTGCCGCGGCGTTTCCGGCTGCTGTAATCGCGCTTGCTAAGTCATACGATGAATCGGCGTTAACTGTCAGCCAGCGGCGCTCTGTTCCGCTACTGCCTGTTATATCAAGCGGGATTCTAGTACCCTTTTTAAGTTTAAGTGATTTTCTGTTTTCCGCTGAAAAGTCGAATATAAGCCAGCGGGATGTATCATAAGTCAAGCCCGCTTCGTTGCCGGCAAGCTGTCTTTCAAACTGCCATGTCGTGCCGTCGTATACAAGGCGGTACAAAGACATTGCATTAAGCGTGTGACTTGTTGCACCGATTAAAACGGTTGCGCTGCCACTTGAAAATGTCGTGATAATTTTCAGCTCACACCCTATAAAAGAAGCCGAAACCATTGTTAATGTGATTGACGCTGTATCTATTTCAATCAAGCCGTTGCGTTCAATATCGTCGGAAAAAGAAGAATTCTCACTAATTGTAA